CGGCCGCGCGCACCGGCGGCGCGGTGCGCTGGCGCCGAACATCAGAACTGCACCAGGGTGCGGGTGCCGCCGGTGCGGCCGTCCGCCGAGGCCTGCTCCTGGTTCACCAGCAGCTGGTAGCGGCTCTGCAGCTTGAGCAGGTCGGCAAGCGGGTAATAACTGATCTTGCGGCCGTTGATTTCCATGCTGCCGGCCACCGGCGCCTTGCTCTCCAGCCAGGTGTTGATGGCGTCGAGCATCTTTTGCGCGTGGCTGCGCGTGTCGAGGCCGGGCGATGCGCCCACCAGGTTGGGCGCGATGGTGAGCGCGAACGTGCGCAGGGTGATGCGCTGCAAGCCGGTGGGGTTGGTGATGTATTCCTGCGCCTGGTACTTGCCGGGCGCCCAGCCCGCGGTGGTGGCGGCGTCCACCGAGACGGCGTAGTCCTCGCCGCTGGCGGTACCGTCGATGGTGTAGATGGCGGTGGCGCCCAGCAGCGTGTAATGCAGCACCCAGCCGTCGGTGGCGGGGTAGTCACCGCTGCGGCGCAGCCATTGCAGGCTGTCGCCGGCGGTGATGGTGAGCGGGATGTTGTCCGGGAGAGGGGGCGCCATGCGCGCAAGGCTGCATGGCGCGAGGGAAACGGTTAAGGCAAAGCGTTTCCGCTGCCCGGCGGCAACCACGGCGCGCCGCCGGGGAGGTCCAGGATCTGCCGCACGCGCTTGACGCTGATGCCGTGCCGGCGCGCGAGGAAGTCGATGCGCTCGCCGTGGGCGTAGTCGCGGCGGATGGCGGCGTCGCGCTCGGCCATCTGCTCGCGGCCGGTTTCGCCCTGCTTGGCGATGTAGTGGCGTTCGCCGCCCCAGTCGGCACGGATGTCGGCCTCCACGTCGCGCAGCACCTTGGCCGGGATCTTGGCGTGGCGCTCGGCAAGCCGCTGGAAGATGTCGCTGATCAGATCGAGGTGGGCCATGGCGGTTACCAGTTGGTGGCGAAGCCGCCGCGCTTGCGTGTTCCCTGTGGAACAGGGGGCGTGCGCGGCGCGGGGGTGGTGTCGACGGGTGCAAGGGCCTTTTCAGGGCCTGTTTTTTTCGCGGCCTCCAGCAGCCGCGCCTCGCGCGCGTCCCAGTCGGCCTTGCTGAGGCGGTGCAGGCGCAGCTCGGGGTGATGGGCGGCGGCGAAGCTGTACACCCAGGTGTCCAGCGGCTCGTTGCGCGGCGCGCCCTTGCGCTTTTCGAAGCGGTTCTTGGTGGGGTTGTAGGTTTCCGCCACCAGGCCGCCGAAGTATTCCGGCGGCAGCTCGTCGCTGAGGTGCACCAGGCGCAATTCCGCCGGCTTGTCCGCGTCGGTGCTGAGGCGCGCGTATAGCCAGTGCTTGATGGCGACGGTGCCGACCAGGTGGATCATCACGCCGCGCTTGTCCACCTTGCCGCGCACGGTGACTTCCTGCAGCTTGCCCTTGCCCAGCACGGGCGCGTTGTTGGGCACGGCGCCGAAGATGCAGAGCGGGCGGCGCACCAGGCGCCGGCGCACGAAATCCTTGACGGACTCGGTGCGGTGGCCGTTGGCGTCGATGGCGACAGCCTCGATGGGCATGAGCGCGCCGAGCGCGTGGCCGATGGGTTTGTTGAGCAGCTCGATGAGCGCCACCCATACGGCATCGTCGGCGGGGTCGCCGGGCAGCTCCACATAATCCAGCGTCCAGCAAGCCAGGCTGCGGCCCCAGCCGGTGAGGTGCACGGCAAGGCGGTTGTCCTGCGTGTCCACGCCGGCGGTGATGGCGAGCACGCCCACGGGCGCGGTGCGCAGCGGGTACGGCTCAGCGCGGTCGGCGATGACGTTGTGCTTGACCGCGCGCATGGCGGGGTCTTCCCACGGCTCGGCGAGGCGGTCGTTGATGAAGGTCTTGAGCTTGGCGGGGTCGTTCTGCGCGCCGCGCCACAAGCCCACCAGGTCGGCCCAGCGCGGGCCCATGCCGAGCTGGTAGTAGAGGCCGTTGATCTGGTAGCCGCGGATTTTGCGGTCCGGGTGCTCGGGCACCCAGCCGACGGTGGGGTCGCCGGCGCGGCTGCGCGCATCGGCCTCGGCCATCATGGCGGTCTTGTGGTGTTCGTCGATGCAAACGCCGCACTCGCGGCAGGCGTACCAGGCCTGGCCGCCATCGGCCGACCAGTGCAGGCCGCTCCACTCCAGCGGCTGGGCGTGGCCGCAATGCGGGCAGGCGACGTGGTAGCGGCGCATGTCGGACTGCAGCCACAGCTGCTCGATGCGGCTGGTGCCCTGCATCTGCGGGGTGCTGATGTAGAGCCGCTTGTACGTGCCGGGGAAGGCGCTGGTGCGGCCGTTGAGCATTTCCACCGGGTCGTCGCCGCCGGTGAGTGCGCCGGCAAACTCGTCCAGCTCGTCCACGATGAGCGTGCGCACGGTGGTGGACTTGAGGCGGCTGGGGCTGCCGGCGTGTTCCAGGTAGAGCTGGCCGCCGGCGAAATCCTTGAAGGTGCGGGTGTTGGCGGCATCGCGGCTGGCCACGCTGGTGAGTGCGCGCTGCGCGGCGGGCGTTTCGTCCAGCATGGGGTTGAGCTTTTGCGCCACCCACTTGTTCATGCTCACTTCGCCGGGCAGGCACACCATCAGCGGGCCCGGGTCGTGATCCATGGTGTAGCCGACCGCGTTGACGGCCACCTCGGTCTTGCCGAACTGGATGGGGAACATCAGCACCGTGTTGTGCACGGTGCTGCGCGCGCTCATGCAATCCATCGGCTCGCGCAGCGGCGGGTTGCGGCTGGTGCGCCAGCGGCCGGGGTGCGCGCTGCCCTTGGCCGACAGCCACCGCTCCGCATCCGCCCACTGCGACACGGTGAGCGCCTTACGCGGGGCGATGGCGCGGGCGATGGTGGTGGCGATGGCTGGAAGGGCAGCGAGGGTCATGCCACAGACCCCGCGAAAAGCCCTTCTGCAGATTGAAGCGCTGCCGAGCAGGCAGGATTGATCCATACGCATTCCGTGCGAAGCACGGTGCCGCGACCAGCCGAAATGCGGCTTCTAGTTTCGAAAAACTGCCAACCTGAGAGCTTGTCCCGATAGAGGGTCGACGGGTAACCGCTTAGCACTACATAACCCTCCAGCTCGAGCAACGCATCCAGCAGCTCGCCGTGCTGCTCGTCTGTCATTTCGTGTCGGTAACAGCCGGCCTTCCCTGCGTTCATAACCCGCGTCTCATGCATGTATGGCGGGTCGACGAAGTGCAGCACGTCGGCGCCATCGTGCTGGCGCATGACATCGATAGCCGGTCGGTTCTCAACGAGCACACCGGTGAATCGTTCGCCAGCAGCCGCGATTGCCGCTGGATACTCAGCCCAAAGCTGCTGGGCTGTGCCGTAGGCGCGCCGTGTGTCAATTCGGAACCCAGTGATGCCCTTGCTTGCGCCGGCAGATCCGAAACCCATCTGGGCGCGTATGGCGATGCGTCGTGCGCGTTCAACTGGCTCGGTAGTAGGCTCCCACGCCTCATCGAACTCCGCTCTGGCATAGGGTGTAAGAGTGCACTGCTCAATCAAGCGGGAACGCGCCAGCGGGTTGCGCAATACCCGGAAGAAATTCACGACGTCGCCGTCGAGGTCGTTATAGATCTCGGCATACGCTCGCGGCTTCTGCAGGAGCACGCCAGCAGCACCACCGAACGGCTCGACATAGCGCTTGTGTGGCGGGAAGAACTGCTGGATCCATCCTGATAGGCGGAACTTGGCGCCGTGATACCTCAGAGCAGGACATACCACAGTCATTGCTGCCCCTTCCCTACCGCCTGAAACTGCCGCGCCAGATCCTCCAGCGCGTGCTCGATGGCCTCGGCGAGCAGCGCGCGGGCGTGGCCTTCGTCGCTGGTGGCGGCGAGCATGGGCGCGAGCTCGGCCGGCAGGCGCTCCAGCTGCGTGCGCAGGGTGGTGGTGGCGCGGGCGATGGCGCTGGTGACCTCTTCGGCCACCATCAGCTTGCCCTCTTCCACGGCGTTCATGCGCTCGCCTGCGAGGGCCTTGGCTTTTTCGTTGCGCTCCCGCCAGTGCTGGTAGCCCACGGTGGCGGCCGGCTCGCCCGCGGCGCCCTCTTCCCCCTCGGGATCGGCGGCCGGCTCAGGGTCGCGCGCCGCGGCGTGGCGTGCGACCACGCCGGCCTTGCTGGGGTCGGCCGTGAGGGCGAGTCGCGCCAGGCTTTCGGCCACCAGGACGCGCTTGCCGTCGGCGGTGAGCACCAGGCGGTCGGCATGGCGCAGCGCGGTGACGGCCTGCGGCTTGACGCCGAGGCGACGGGCGAAGCCCGCGAAGGTGGCGGTTTCGGGCTCGCTCACGATTGAACCTCGACCACTACCCTTTTTTTCGGGCAGCGCAGGGGTGGAAGGAAGGCGCGCGCACGATGTGCGGCATGGCGTGAGGCGTTGCGTGCGGCGTGAAATGGCGCAGCGGCGCGGATGTGCGTCGTGTGAGGCATGTGCGGGGGTTGCGTGCACGCGCCTGCGGGCGCGCAGGTGCGCATGTGCGCGCCTGCGGGCGCCTGCGCATGGGTGCGGCGCACATGGCGCACAGTGTTAAAAATCAATGACTTGATGCCGCACAGCATGCCGCACGGCATGCCGCACACGATGCCGCACAACGCACAGGCGGGGGCGCGTCGGTCAGTCATAGCTGTCTCCCTTGTAGACGCCGACGGAGCGATGAAAGCTGTCGATGCACTTGCCAAGCCAGGCGCTTTCGCTTTCGCCAGGGGGCGTGTCGCCACCGCCGAGGTAGAGCACGCCGTGCGGCCCCTTGAGGGTGCCCATGGCGTCGAGGTAGCGCTTGCGCGCGCTGCGCACGTTGGCCTTGCGCTCCAGCGCGTTGACGAGCTTGGGCAGACTGGCGGCGCGGTGGCCGTTGCGGCCGCACCAGACGCGGTAGAGGTCGAACACGTCGGTGGCGAGCGCGGGGCGCGCGGTGACGCCATGGATGTCGCCGGCGCGCAGCTCGCGTTCGAAGCGCACGGTGCTGTCGAGGCTGAGCTCGATCAGGGTGTGCTTGGCGTCGGTGTAGGGCGGTTCGCTGCCGGCATGGAAGCTGCCGGTGTCGTGGTGCAGCAGGTAGTGGTGGAGCGCGGCGACGCCGCCGTCGGCAATTTCGGCGAGCACGGCGGCGTAGAAATCCTGCGTGAGCTTGGCCGGTGTCCAGATGACGGCGTGGCGGCGGTCATCCTCTTCCAGCACCACGGGCATGACCTCGTTGCTGAGAAAGACCATGTTGACGTGGTTGCGCTCTTCGTACGCCGCCATGTTCTTTGGGTTGATGCGGATCCACTCGCCGGTGATGAAGGCCTTGAGCTTGTTCTTGACGTGGTAGAGGTCGCTGCGCGCGACCACTTCGTCGGCGATGAGGAATAGCCGCCTGGACGCCCAATCGTTGAAGCGGTCTTCGATGGCGGCCTGGTCGATGACGCGGCCGTAGTGGCCGTAGATGCCCATGATGGCTTCGAAGAACATGTTCTTGCCGGTGCCCTGCGGCCCGTGGATGACCAGTGCAGTCTTGAGCTTGGCGCCGTGGTGCTGGAGCGGGAACGCGAGCCAGTTGAGCAGCCACGCGTAGAGGGTGTTTGGCGCGCCGTCGGCGCTGCACATGTAGCGCAGCAGCTCCAGCAGTTTGTCGCAGCGGCCGGCCTTGGCCTCGGTGGGCCAGCCGCTCCACAGGTTGCAGCGGATGGTTGGATCGGTGCAGGCGGGGTCGAAGCCGACTTCGCGCACGCGGACGATGCTGCGGTCGGGGTGTTCGGACCAGGCGCGATGCAACTCGCGGGCGATGCAGGCGTCGCGCATGTCGCTCAGGGCCAGCAGGCAGTGTTCCTGCCGGTCGAACACGGTGCCGCCCTGCCCGTACACCAGGGCGAAGCGTTCGAGCAGCTCGTCGAGGGTTTCGATGGGGCGCAAATCGCTTTCCCCGACCCCCTCGGTGGCGTTGCGACGCGGGGCGCGGCCACGGGGCGACCAGCCGAGTTCCGTGATGCGGGCCTCGACCTGGGCGCGCACGACCTGCAGGCCTTCGGCCAGGTGCAGGTCGTTGAAGTCGCTGAGCTTGGTGCCTCGCTGCATGAACTGCTGCGCGCGATCGTTCGCATCGGCGAACAGCGGCACCATCCATGCGCCACCGCTGGCCAGCGCGGCCGCGCTGGCGGCGTCGACGCCGGTGTTGCTGCGGCCGTGCGGCTGGCCGCAGCTTTCACAGGTGGCGCCGTCGGCCCAGGGTGCGAGATTGACGCGGGCGTGGCAGTGCTTGCAGGTGCCGAAGGTGTCGTCATCGGCGCAGATCAGCACTTTCGCCGGCTTGTAGCGCTTGCGCAGCGCGTCCACCACCGGGCCGATGTTGCCGCCATCGAACGCCACGGCCACCGGCAGGCCGGTGGCTTCGTGCAGGCTGGCCGCGGTGGCGTAGCCTTCGGCCACCAGCACTAACCAGGTGGGCATGCCGATGAGGTGGAAGTGGCCTTTCTTCGCCAGGCCGGCGGGCCAGAAATCCTTGTCGCGGTCGTGACGCTTCTTGGCGTGGATGAACTGCAGGCCGTGGATCTTGCCGGCGGCATCGCACATCGGCACCACCACCGCGGCCGATGGCGTGAAGCGCAAGCCGTGAGCGGCGACGCCCTTGCGCGCCAGGTACGGCGATTCGCCGGTGGGCGCGCATTTCGCCCACACGGTGGCGGCGCGTTTCGCGGCGCGTTCGGCCTCGGCAGCGCGCACGCGATCGATGGCCTTGCGGTCTTCGGCCAGGCGCCGGCGGATGGCATCGCGCTGGTCGGCCGTGAGCTCGTTGCTCTTGGCGATGGCGACTTTCTGCGCGCCGTTGTCGTTGCCGTGCCATACGCCGAAGCTGCCGACGATCAGCAGCTGGCCGTCCCTGCCCTGCAGTTCATGCAGCATGTACCAGCCGCGCCGCTCGCGATCGCCTTCCACCCGGCATCGCACCATGCGGCCGATGTCGAGCTGTTCCACCAGCAGGCCGGCGGCGCGCAGCTGATCCAGGACGCTGCCGTAATTCGATGCCGCCATTCAGTAACTTCCAGCTTCGCTAACTACACAGGAATTGCGGCCGTGCAACC